AAAAATGTTAATTTGCAGTTTAGCCAAAAGTATTTGTCTAAGAATGAAAGTACTGGTAATGAAGCGCAAATACAAGCACCAGATAGAACAGACATCGAGCGTAAACTTGATAGTAAAAACTTAATCGTAACTAATGCAAACATCGATGTTAAGCACTTAGTAAGCGATATGAAGCGTTTATATTTAGACGAGCAATTTGCCGACGATGCTAATAAATGTTTATTGGCATTTGAAATGAATAAAAACGTTTTAAATTACTTTGCTAAAGATAGCACATTTGACAATCAATCGCAAGGTATTATAAGCTACATTCAAAACTCAATTCAAACTACGGCTAAAAACACAATGAACAGTTTAAGCCAACAATGGGGATTGTTTGAACGTGGCGAAAAGTTAATTGCAAGTTATGACCATTTAGCAAGTATGCAACCAGTCGTAAACGATAAGATTAAATCTTTTGGTGAAATGCAAGACGCTTTGAAAGTAGCTTTAGAGAATGGAACGCTTACAACGGCAGAAGCTAAGAAAATGAGTGATGAGTTTAAACTAAAATTAGGTTTATGAGTACGAGATTAAATTTACAACAGATAAACAAGCAAATGGACTTAGAAAAGATTAAAAAAGAAAATCCAAGTTTATACGCTTCTATTCAAGAGAAAAATAAAAAGGCTAATAAAATAGTTAGAAAATGATTGTAGTTAAAGAATTTCCAGATAGAGAGTTTGAAACAAGAGAGGAACTATTTAAAGAGTTAATCGCTAACAAAAAGCAATTAGTATCTTTAAAGAAATCAGTTACTAAAAATGCCGATGCAGTAAGCTATGGTTATATAGAAACAGTTTCTAAAAATAGCGTTGATAAAGCCTCTTTGTCAGCTTCTGAATTACCAAACACTTTAGATGTTAAAGTAGTAATTAATACTACCAACTATTTAGATAGTCACGGAGATGTACACGTTAACGGAATTTGGAATAAATCAGTAGCAGATAATAAAACATTTTTACACTTACAAGAACACGAAAGAGATTTTGACAAGGTAATTAGCGATAGTGCTAAAGGTTACGTTCAATCTATGACGTGGAAACAATTAGGCTTACCTTATGATGGTAAAACAGAGGCGTTAATATTTGAAAGCACAATAGATCGTTTAAGAAATGGATTTATGCTTAAGCAATATGCTAACGGGTGGGTTAAAAATCATTCGGTAGGGATGAGATATGTACAAATGGAGTTAGCAATTAATACAGAAGCAGAATACGATAAGGAATATAAAGATTTATGGGATGAGTATTATCCAGCAATAGCCAATAAAGAAGTAGCCGACGAAAGAGGTTATTTTTGGGTTGTTAAAGAAGCTAAAATAGTAGAGGGTAGTGCAGTTGTAATGGGTAGTAATTCAGCAACGCCAACACTCGAGATGAAAGATAATGTAGAGCCGTCGAAAGACACTTTAGATATTGAAGCCGAGCAATCACTTCAAGCCGATGAAACGGCAAAAGAATTATTAAAAACATATTTAAACAAATTTTAACACAATGGAAGAAATTGTAAAAGAATTAGGCAACAAAATCGATGCCTACAAAAATGAAACCGTTTCTAAAGCCGAGTATGATACTCTTAAAGGCGAATTAGAAGCGTTAAAGGCGGTTAATGTAGAAAAGTCAATAGTTGACGCATTAAGTGCTAAATTAGACGAATTAGCTTTAGAAGTTAAAGAAGCAGAGGGACAAAGAGCAAAAAACTCTAACGGTTTAGCTGAATTAGAAAAAGGTTTGGCAGAAAATGCTGAGGCTATTCTAAAACAAAAAACAAGCGGAACTATTGCAAACTTTGTAATTAAAGATGTTGCACCTATTTTAACAACTAACGTTAGTCATTCTGGTGGTGGCTCAGTTGTAGCAATGACTGAAAACACGGGTGCTTTATATGCTACTCCAGACAATAGATTGTTTGCAGAGGGTATTATGGATAGAATGACAGTAGATTTAGATTCTATTGTTTACATTGATGAAGTAGCTGGAGAGGGCGATGCTGGAATGACAGCAGAGGGTAACACTAAATCGCAGTCAGATACAGATTACGTAGAAAGAACTTTGAATTTACAAAATGTAACGCATTTTATCAAAGTATCTACTAAAATGTTACGTCAACCAGCTTATATCGTACAAGCGGTTAGAAATACGTTATTACGTAAATTGGAATTGAAAAAACAATCCCAGTTGTTAGCTGGAGATGGTAGTGCGCCAGATATTAAAGGTATCAAAGAATGGGCAACAGCATTTACGGCTGGTGGATTTGCTGATAGCGTAATTGAGCCAAACGTTAACGACCTTATTAGAGTTGTTGTAGCTCAAATTTCAGAGAACGCAGACGATTTCGTACCAAACTATGTTATTTTGTCGCACAAGACTTTAGCAGATATGGACTTGAAAAAAGCCTCTGATGGTCATTATACATTGCCACCGTTCTCAACTTTAGACAATAGAGTTGTAGCTGGTGTTAGAGTTATTGCATCAAACGAGTTTACAGATGATGAGTTGTTAGTAGGAGATTTTACAAAAGCTCACTATGTTTCTAACTCAAACATTCAAGTTTCTGTTAACTTAGACGGTAACGACTTTACTAAAAACTTACGTACTATCTTAGCAGAGCAAGCAATCGGTCTTTATGTTTCATCTAACGAAACTGGAGCGTTCATCTTAGTAGATGACATTGCACAAGCATTAACTGATATTGCAGTACCAGAACCAAGTGTATAATTAAAAAACTAAATCAATGCCACAAATAGTAACGATAACATATTTTCAAAATCCTAACGAGTTAAACATTGCTTTAGGTGTAGCGCAAGCGGTTGCAAATCCGACTTTAGCAACGCCAAATAGTGCGAGTGCCTTAACTTCGCTATGTGTGAAAATAGAGAAATCAATACTATTAAATGCGTTAGGTTTAGCGACTTATAACACATTACAATTAGCGTTAGCGGACATTAACAATCCGCTATACGCTTCTTATAAAAAGTTAGTGCAAGGCGATAGCTACGATGGTAAAGTATGGCAAGGCTTAAATTATGAGTATAGCCTTATTGCTTACAGAATTTTCGAGCAGTATATTACCGAAACTAACGAACATCTTACGGGTGTTGGTAACACACAAGGAAAGCCAGAGCGAGCAACTTTAGTAAGTCCTAAGTATAAGATAGCAAATGCAAATCAACAGTTTATTGAAAAGTATCAAGGCGGTTTTTTAGATTATCCTTTTGTTTATAACGATGGGGAGTTTATTGATTGGTTTGGTAATCAAGAAACGGTTGAAATAAGTTTGTATCAATACTTATTAGACAAAAAAGATGATTTTGCGAACTTTGATATTGAAAAGTTTAAGACTTACGAAACTAAAAACTCTTTCGGGATATGATAGTTTTTGAAGACCAATTAGCGAGAATAGTTGAAGTACTACCTACTCCGACGATAAACGAAATTTCAAAGCCTATATTTTTTAATTGGGGTACAGAAACAGTTTTAGCTAATTACTTAACACTTTCAAAAGGTAGTCAATTTCCTTTAATATGGTTAGCTGAGGGGCAAGATACAAACGATTTAAGAGAGCCAAGCGTAAGCAGAAATGCACGAATAGTGATCTTATATCAAAGTCAAGCACCGAGCGAGTTTAACCCTTACCAACACGAATGGGATTACAATATTATTTTACAACCGATAGCCGACAATTTGTTAACGGCTTTAACACAAAGCGGAATAAGTAGATACGACGATAAAAGCGTGAGAGTTCAAAGAGTTAAAAATTACTCTATGAATACAACCGAAGATAGTTTAGTGTTTATTTGCAATGCAATAGTTATAGACATTGATTTGATTTTTAGCGGTGTTTCGAGTTGTATACAAACAATAAATTTTTAATAAATAATAAGAAACTATGGCAGTTTTAATAAATCAAAAGGATTGTTCAACAGTCCGTAAAAACTTAGGCTTACCAGATTGTATTATACAAGAGGGTAGACTAACGGGTTTTGTTATCGTACCAAAGGGGTGGAATATCAACCTTTTGACCGATACTTTCGATTTGGAGTATGTAAATGACCAAATCCAATTAGGTAACTTTGTGCCAGTATTAGGCGCAGTAGAGGCTACCAACAACACGCCAGAAGCTACAACAGAGGAGTATCAAGGTGGTGTTATGAGTGTAGTTCGTAATGGATTACCACAATACACCTTTAAATTCCTTAAAGGTGGTTGGAAATTTGCAAGTGCTTTATACACTTACAACTCATTCCAAGCGTTTGACGTATTGTTTGTGTTTTCAAGCGGTGCAGTAGCTGGGGCAACTAACGGAACTACTTTTAGTGGTTTTGACTTAGGAATGTTAAACAATGGTACTTATATGTTTACTGATGGAAGTGTTAGCGCAAGTGTTACTACTACTATGCAGTTGATTAACGAGGTACAATTTAACAGAGATGTAGCGATGCTTGATGCTTCGGCTTTAGATTTTAATATCAATACAGACATTCAACCTATTACCGATATTTATATGACTGGTAGAGCGGATGTGTCAGAGCAAAAGATTTACTTCAAAGCTAAATTTGATATTAACAGAGCGGTAAACTTAGGCGGTATTGCTATTGCTAATTTGAGATGTACTTTAGATGGTGTGGCTGATACTATTGTAGCTTTGTCTTTGTCTTACAATGCAACTACGGAAGAGTGGGAGTTTGAACCTACAACTACAATTACTACGGCAGAGGATATTGTTGTTTCTTTATACGATGCAACAGTACCAACAGATGTAGCATTGATTGGATCA